ATGCATACGCAATACATTGCGGTTGCTTGTAGTTACTGTGAATGGTTTTTTACTGATTTCTGGGATTTTAATAGTTCTGATTTCCATTATGGTCTTACTCCTTTTAAAAAAAAAAAAATAGAGGCCAGGCCATAAGCCTGACCTCTTTGCGAATTATGATGTGTTAAACTGCTGTAGAAGTTAGTGTATATCCACCAAAAACTTCTTTGTGCATATTAGCTTTATCAAAGCCAGATGCACCTGAAAAGTATTTCTTGATTGGCTCACCGCCAAAAGCAATCGCTGACAATGCGTTATATGTCAAGTGGTCGTCTTGACGGGTTTGAGCGGTGTCTGTATCTGTACCTACGTTCTGTGCTGACTCTTGGAAAATACCATTAGCAAACCCAAAATAAACTGAGTTTTTACGGTCAAGCGTTTGTGACTCAATCAATACTGCAACGTGTGGTTTTTCACCTTGGTACACATATCCACCTTTTTTATCCGATTTGAATCCAAGGATTTTTTGTTTGATATCAAAATCAAGGTTGTTAAAATCAAAAGCCACGGTTGGTGAACCGGGTCCAACCATAACATCTTGCACTTCGTTGTTTCCTGGTACTTTAGTCGCTTGACCTTCCAAGTTTGAGATGTTAGCGGTACGAGTACCAAGCATTTTAGAATCGATTTCGATTACACCGTCAGTTGAAAGGCCTTCTACACCTTTAATAAGTTGTTGAGTTTTTGGGTCAACCAAAGCAAGTTTCACCAATTTCAAACCTACAATTGCCATATATATTTTCTCCTTTTTTTGTTAAATAAATCTATCGAAAGCAACATAAAAGACCGCTGTTAACTGTAAAGTATCAGGGTCTATGCTATGTTCTCTTATATCTGTTATTGAGTAGTGCTCAGATTTTAGGAATTTTATCAATTCCATCTCAAAAGCTTCAATATCAAAATCAATATCGAGTTTATAAAAAATCTGTACTTCTACTCTATCTATTTTTCTGAAAAAGGTGTTATTCCCACTCAAATCAAGTGAGGGATTGCTTTCTGTGAGCAACACGATTGTCTTATCGGTGTTATCTTCGAGTTCTTTAGGTAAGTTGTTTGCATATACTTCGCTTATTTCACCAAATCCTTTACCCTCAATTAACTCTTTTAGTTTTACGGTTGCTAACACTTAATCACTCCCCTCCCTTCTTGCGAATGAGTTTTTCATATTCCTCTTTTTCTGCCAATAGCACCTTAGTTTGGACAGCGCTATCGTTTTGTACATTAGTGACGAAATGATCAGCACGATATTTCTTAGTGCCGTCATTTAATCGTCTAGCGTTTTGGGCGTGGTACCTATTCACCCACCCCACAGTTGACACGCCATTTTTTCTGCCATCCACATTCGTGGATTGGACAGCTAAGCCGTCAGCCATGTGCCCATACTTCAAGTCTTTCTTCTTTGAATAGTGTTTCTGACGAGTAACTTCTGCCAACTCTTCTTTAAACACTTTCGCTCCAGCAGTTGTAATTTTAACTTGTTCTGCTGGCGTTAAATCACCAATACTGGCTACCGTTTTAAGCCAACCCTCTAACGCTTCATCAAGACCTGTCATAAGCCATCACCCAACTTTCTTACGCTTTTTCAAAGTAAGAAAGTCGTAGTGGTTAAAACCAAAGTTTTCGTCTGGACTGATACGCACGATGTCATATTGAGTTCCGTTTAAAGTGACAACTTGACCTTCTAATACTTTTGCATTGTGGCGGATGACGATAACTCTTGTATCACTTTCGCCATTTTGTTGAGCCAAATACTCTTGATTGAGCGTTCTAGTGTGTGGCTTGTAATGAAGCGTAAATTGTTTCACGAACTTTGGCACACTCACACCCGTAAACTTGTTGGGTGTACTTTGATAAGCGCCAAAATCAGCTTTATAGCGAAAATCTGAGGGTAAATATCTAACTCTAGCCATTAGCCACTACCTCGCTATACGTTGCATATAAGCCCCTTAACTGCCCGATTATGCTATTTAAAGTTAGGTTAATCGGATAAGTCACCGTGTCTGTTAGAGCAACTCTATAAGTGAAATATGAGCTTGTGAGGGCTATTACCGCTGTGTCAAACAGAGGTTGTACATTTTCAAGGTCGTAGAATTTTGGATCACTGCCGACTGCATTGATGATGTACTGTTGAGCAGATTCAATGTAAGCTGGAATGAGTGCCGTGTCGTCTGTCTCATCCAGATTGAGGGTCTGCATGATAGTTTCCTTAGATACACTCATAGCTTACCTCCTAATTAGACTGCTGTTGAACCAATGTTACCTTTTTGGTCAGCAATAGCTTTAAATGATGCTGGCACAAATGCTTCTGTATCAGTTGCTACTACATCGAAACGGTCAATAACACGTACTTTAGTAGTGTCAGTTTCAAATGCTCCACCACCAATGTTTGTTGAAAGAAGTGACAAGTGTTGACGGTCAAACAATGTTACTGCTTGTTTCAAGTCACCAAAATAAAGCGGCATAACTCCTGATGAGGTAGGAAGCCAGCGATCAGAAATTTCTTTAACTGCGAAACCATCGATTGAGTACCCTGTTGGAGATTTTACATCACGTTCCATGAGGTAGTCACCCAAAGCGTTTTTAACTTTTTTAAGTGCAGTAAACCCTGAAGTGTTAGTTAAGAAGAATGAAGTTTGTTTGATTGCTGGGTCAACTTTAGCTTCAAGGTCAATAATATCGTCCCATTTAGTCAATGTTGGTTTAGTTGGGAGTTTGTCAACAACACCCAAGATTGCCTTGTTACGAGTAACCACAACTTTTTTAGCAATCCAACCAGACAACCAAGCAAGAATATTTTCAGCTGAATCAGCAAGCAAGCTGTTAGTAACTGTTGAAATACCAGCATAGCGCTTGATTGCGTATTTGATAAGAGAAAGTTTTGGATCATCAATATCGGCAATTTTACCTGCTTCATCATCAATATTAGCAAGGCCTGTAATATCAGTCCATTTTTCATAAACACGTGAACCAGTAAGCGTAGTTACGTTTTCAACGTTAACATATTCTTGTAACGAGTCGTATTGACGAACTAATGTATTGATAGCTGTACGGATATCTTGAGGGATAGTCAAACCTGCATCAGAACCAGAATGGTCTGTTTTAGAATCAAGCAAGTCTTGGTAACGACCACGTACAAGGTTTTTGAAGTCTTTGACAAAGTTAGCTTTTACTTCTTCTTCACTTTTAGTCAATGGTTTTTTCTCTTCTTCAGACATATTAACCACTTCATTAGCACGAGCTTCTGTGTATTGTTCTTTAAACATATCACGTTTCATTTTGGCAGTGTCACGCTCGTTTTTGATAGCTTGCAATTCTTCAGCAGTAACTGAATCGTCAAGCATAGCTACGTTAAGTTTTTCGTTCAAGTTTTCGACCTTGTCGCCTTGAGCGATCCAAAGGTCATGCAATTCGTTTGATGTTTTCATTAATTATTTTTCCTTTCATTTTTCAAGTAAAATCGCCAATTTCTGCTCTCGCAAAGAATTGGTTTTAGGTTTAGCAATCATATTTTTAAACTTATTGATTGCTGATTTGCTTGGCATCTGATGTACAGCGTTAGTAACCATGATTTGTTCTTCGTCATCATTGAAGAACATGATTTCATCTGCAAAGCCTTTATCAACAGCAGTTTTGGCATTAAGCCATGTTTCTTTTGCCATAAGCTCTAATAATTCTGATTGTTTAAGACCAGTTTTCATCTCGTAAGCCAAAGCGATAGACTCATCAATACTATTCAATACTACTGATTGATGTTCCAAGTCATCACTATTACCGAACGAGCCACTAGAAGCCTTATGTATCATGATATGCGCCGTTGGACTAATGCGCACGGTATCGCCTGCCATAGAAATAACGCTAGCGGCACTAGCTGCAAGCCCTTGCACGTTGACGACAATACGCTTGCCACTATCTCGAAGCATAGTATAGATTTCACTAGCTGCGAACACATCACCGCCGTTCGAAGCAATATTAAGCGTAATTTCTTCGTCTTCATCGTTAGCAATGGCATCTTGTACCATCTTAGGATAGGTACTGGTCATGCCGTAGAAATCATAGAATTCCCTATCGTCATTGCTAACAATATAGCCTTTAATGTCAATCTTGCCCATTTATCTCACCTCCTTTCAATGTGGTATGGTTAGGATTTTCACCTTTTGGCAACTCTTTAGGTAAAATTTCAGCTTGTTGCAAAATATACAAGCCTTGATTCTGTGCGAGTGTGCCACTTTTAACCATGCTATTAATCCTACTGACACTATTAGAGCCAGTAGGGTCAACCGCTGGCAAAATATCAGCGTCCACATCACACGAAAGTTTTTGAGATAATTCACTAATAAACGGTCTTAGATAGCGTGAGACTGCTTTGTTATAGAGATCTAAACTCATTTCCAGCGATGATTGTTGGTCTCCTTGACCTCCAACTACATTCTCTGGGATACCGTAGACCTTAGCAAACTGTCCAGTTGTCCAGTCCGCTTGCTTAAGCAGTTGAGACACGTTCGACTTAATTTCAAGCGGTGTGAAGTCCTCTAAATCATCCAGCACTAACGGACCGCCTTGCATTTGCTTCATCGCTTGCCGTGAGCGTGAGAGTTTTGTTTTGAAATCAAGCAAGCCACCACCCTTAATTTTTAAGATGCCGTTGGCGTTTAAGGCGTTCTTAAGAGAGTTAAGCGTCAGCTTATCGCTGGCTTTCTGTATATTCAACTCCCTACTAAGAGCCATCAACGGGCTTACACTTGTCAAACCACCATCCACAGATAGCAATTTAAAGTGTAAGACGTCACCTTGTGGGACGTGCTGTTTTGGTGGAATGCGTGGGTCGTCAAAAGTGATGTTGTAGTAAATTCCATCTTTATTATCTAACCGATTAAATGAGACTTGAGACGGTCTCAAATATTCCCACTTCATATCACGCCCGTTTTCATTTCGCCATCGATACGCAAAAGCTTCACCACCCAATAGCATTTGAGCAAAGATAGACTGATAGAAATTAAAGCGGTTGGCATTATTCGATGGATTATCAACGATGCCCTGTAACTGTTTTCGGCTAGTTGTCAGTTTAACTGTTGCAAGGTCGTTAGATAATTGATTGATGATAGAGAATAAGTCTGAGTTTCTGAGAGCAGTTTCAGCTGATACCCACTCACTACCCTGAATAGTAGCTAAAAACTCTGGATCAGTAATATCAAAAAAGACACCTTGATTACTAGGTGGACTCTCTGTTGCGAGATTCGTTATATTAAATATTGGCAATTGTTATCACCTCCTTTCTAGCCATTTTTTGAGGCTAGTTCACTCACTAGCCCTGCTAATACAAATGTGATAGTCATGCTAATACCAAACCATACATAGCCAAGGTGGTAAGTGGTTATATTGAGTGAAATTGCAGCTAAAATGAACATTAAAATGTCGAAAATAGCCCAAATTGCCTTAAAAAACTTCAAAATCATATATTAATACTCCTCTAATAGCCCACTTTCTGGGTTTTTTAGCCATGCTAAAACTGCCTCTTGGCTCATATGTTCGACTTTCCATGTTGGATTGTTTGTGATTGCATAGTCTTCAAATGCGTACATGGCATCGTAAAAAGCATCGATAAGAGCATCCACAACGTCAATCTTGTAAGTGGATTTCATTTTGTCTACTTGGATACCGATGTTGTCCTCTTTAATAACTGCATTTATCAAGGCTTTACGCATAATCTCATCATCCAAGCGAGTGATGTTGCCTTCGATAAATAGCGTTTGAAGGAATTTTGTAGGGTCTTTTAGCTCGCTTGTACGTTGTCTTATTGGCATCAGTGGGAAACTTGTATTAGATTCAAGACTTTTTATTATTTTATCAATCATCATAGCGTCATAGCCGAAGAAAACGACATCAAGCGCGTTGTCTTCAACATAATCAATAAACCAGCGATACACTTCCTCTGGGTTTATAAGCCCTTGTGGGTGGCTTGTTATAGTACAGTAGCCCTTGGCTTCCAAGTCTCGATAGTTAACACCGTCTTGTTCCATCTTTGCTTCTAACGAGCCCGCTTGTTGCCATGGGATAAAACTGTGCTGTTCGATATGCCATTTTTGACTTCCATCTTCACCAACGTATGGATAGACGAAGCCAATGGCTGTATTATCGCTGAACATTGATGCATCCAATCCTACATAAACTCGCTTACCACGTATGTCAAACTCAGGAATAACTGCATTTTCGATATCTTTCAAATCAAGAAAGCTGTTACTGTCAGCAAGTAGCCAGCAGTTCATGTTTTTAACTTGGAAGTCTGCGAGGTTACCACTTAGCAGGTCGCTATCTCGCTTGTCCATTAACCCTTTCATAAGGTTCTCACGTTCGCTCTCCAAGTCTAGCAGTGGATTGCTCTTTGCCCATGTTTCTGGTTGGAAGACCTCGTCTAAGTTATCTTGCGACCAAACTAAGCAAAGATACGTATCGGCGTCACGATTATCGTCATCTTCCATGGCTTGCTGCAAAATCTTTTGGTCTTCCCTGAAAGGAACTGATGGGTTTGGGTAGGCAGTGGAGATTTGAATGAATTGCCTATTGGGCACCTTTACTTGCCCAGAAACAATCTTAGAAACCGCATCTCTTGTTTCAATTTCTCCAATTTCATCAAAAATAGCCGTTGTTCATTCAAGTAAAATGAAAACTATCATATTGCCCACTCTCAGCAGATATAGCTCTCAAAACGTTGTTGTTTGCTTTCATAATAACTTGGTCACTATGCAAGCCCAATTCAGTTTCATTTGCCAAACTCTTGAAAGGTTCGTTTTGGATTATTTGCTTCATCATTGATTTGATGTAACCAAGCAACTTGTTTGTTTGTTTGAAGTTGATTGATGTAACCAAATAGTCCTGATTGGAAAGTCCGAGGCTTTCAATAAAATACGAATACGCCGTAAGAATAGCCATCAAGTATGTCTTACCTTGACCTCGACCGACTGAAACAATCGCACGGCTGAAACGTTTACCACCGTTTGCATTTCTCCATCCGAAAAGCATACATAAGATGAACTTTTGCCATGCCATCAGCTTTGTTGGCTCACCAGTGTCTACGTTTGGACAAATTCTAGCGAAGCGCAGTAGCTTAGCTGCTTCGTCCGTGTCATAAGAATACGGAAAGTCGTCGTTACCTTGTCTTTGTAGGTCTCGCAAGTGGCGGAAACAAGCCAGTTTAATCATATAGCCAGTTGTGATTCGCCCTTCCAAAGCATCAAAACAATATTTTGTTCCATCGTCTTGATATTTTTTTGCAATATCGGTGAAATCAAATTCTTTATACGCCGAATCTATATCATGAGTTTTTGTTAGATTTGTTTTCATTTACTATTAATCACCCCCTTTCAATATAATAGACATCTTTTTATTTCCCTAAAAATTCCTTTAGCATTTCTGCTGTTGAAGCCTTGTTCGTTTCCTCGCCTGCAATTTCCATCAACTCTTGACGTCCTTTTGGTGTCAAACCAAGCTGAATACCGATTTTATTTAAAGTGTCTACAGCGTCCTTCATAGTAGCAACCGCTGGATTCTTTTTAAAACCAAGCGACTGCTCACCGAGAATTTCACCAGACCCTTGCGCTTGAATCAGCTTCTTCATTTCTTGTTGAATGCCATTTTGTTTAATATCCTCATAAGCGAGTTTGTAAATTTCATAATTCGTGCAGTAAGTTTCAACCAAAAACGTATCAATGCGTTGAACCTTATTTGTGCTTTCTAAAAACGGAACGATTTTGCGCCAAACCTCCCTTGACACTGCCCCTAAGTGGTTTGGCGGGTCGCTGGGTAAACGCCCGTTATTCTGTTGATAGTACGGATTCTTAACCACTCATCGTTTCTCCTCTCTAGTTGAATCATGACACCTTTTAAAAATCCTCAAAAGTTGCGCGTGACGTAAGAAAACACCTTGTGGTGGCTCTCCTAGGCTCGATATAGGGGGCGGGGGTCAATTTTAGACATCACATAGGGTAATTATACCACCCCTTATTTAAAATCGCGCTACGGGCGTTTTAGAGGGGTTTAACGACGTCCGCCTTTTTACGGGCTATTAAACCCGCCCACGCTGTCACGGAAAGTCGTAGGTCAGTGTTTTGCTTGGTTCTATTTTGACCAGTACCATAGATTTCTTGTTCTAGAGTCCTCTTCGTGTTGTCACAACTTCTACAAGTCGCCACGATGTTAGATACGTCAGTTTTAAGTTCAGGTGCAATCTCAACTGGTGTTACGTGGTCGCCTATCCTAGCGTCTGGTGTGACCACACCCAAAGCCAAGCAGTACTGACATAAATAGTTGTCACGTTCCAAAGCTATCTTACGAATGGATGACCACGTCCTTGACCGATAGAATGCATAACGTTCCTTACTCTCATCATCTCGGTTTCTTACTCGTGTGTTGTATCTCGTGCGTGAGTATCTCTGTCTCTCTTGTGTGTATGCTGCTTCCATGTCTTTATGTGCAGTACAGTAGTGTGCTGGTCTCTCTGTTAAGGAACGGCATCCATCTGCCTTACATCGTCTGACCATTGGCATTGGCATGCCTCCTTTTAGATAAAATAAAAGAAGAACACTTCTGTGTCCTTCTGATTCGATAATACTATATTACCACGCCTAAAGTATTATGCCGTATTAATTGCTATAGGTTAATCCAGATATTTCTCAGCTTGTCTTAGTTTAACATAGTAAGTAGCTCTACTAAAGGCTAAGCGGTCACATATCTGCCAGATTCCAAGTTGGTCTACATATACCATTTGAAGTAGCATTCTAGCTTCTATATCTTTAACGCTAGCTATTTGCTTACGAAACTCTCGACGTTCTTTGATTGCTTCCGCAACGAATTGTTTCAGCTCTTCTTTTTCCGTTATCAATTCCGTATATAGGTCGTCTTTAGCTTTTCTCTTCCCACCTTGAACCATGTCTATCTGCATAGACCCAGACGTAACTTTCAGCGCTTGCGATTCGAGTCTCTCAATTTTTTCTAGTTGGCTTTCGATATATCGATCAAGTGCCTTGATTTTTTGAAGCCGTTCAACTGTTCTCATAAATTGTCTTTCCTTTTTATGGTATAATAATGTTGTCAGATTATTTAAATAGTTCTCGGCAAGCTTTGCCTTGGGCTTTTTTTATTTACCACCCCCTTTATTTTAAATTCCAGTCTTGCTACCAGCAATGCAAGGCTGGACTAAAAAAAGTATGTATTGGATCCTCCTTTTTATAAAATATTTACTGGGTTTGTGCATCGGTCTGTCAGCGATGCGAGTGTCAAAAAAGTTACCTAGTCACGACAGACTAACAGCGAGCGAGGGAGTCGAACCCTCACAAGCCCATAGAAATCGCTTTATATAACGCACGTTTAACACTTTCCTTATTAAGCCCTATATCACCTTTAGTGCGATATTCTAAATAAATTCGATCAACTTCACTATCTAGGCTTTCCGGCCATTCATACTTATTAAATACATATTTAGCTATTTTGCCAAATAGCTCTCTAGATAGAAGACCTTCAAGTTGGATTACCTTGCGAGGTGTTAAATTGCCAATTTCTGTATATACAGTGTTAATTGCTGTGTTAATTGTGGTGGCTTGTTGATTTGTACAGCCTTTCACTTCCATTATGTAGTTTATGACGCAGTTAGGATGTGCTGCTCTTAACTCTTGGATTTCCTTGCGATATTGAAGGAAGAGCTCTCTTGTAAGACCTGCATTAGTTTTAATAGTATCTGGATTAGATGACCCACTTCTGTCAGGGTAGTTCTCTATCAGTTGCTTTTGTAAATCATTCACGAGACCTTCCGTAAGATACTCACTCATATTTTCCAGCGTTACAGGTGACAGCTTCGAGCGCTCTTTAACCACATTATCAAACCTTTGAAAATATTTCCTAGCTTGCAATCGGTCGCACTTCTTTGTTTCCATTATATGTTTAGTGAGTGTTCTGCGATGTTCTTCCCTCAATGCATCAAACTCTAGAGTTAACCTTTGATGTAGCTCTTTAGTTAATCCAGCGTATTTGTACTTCCCGCTCATGAATCCTACGCCTCCACAACTGGGAAATGAATGTCACCAATAACTAGCGAACCTACACTATAGTAAAAACCACCATTACCATCGTTAGCCTCACACTCTGCCAAAGCTACTTGATTTTGATTGTGGTAAATAGTAACCGTATTATAACTTTCTGATGACCCGTCTTCGCATCCCACTGTTTCTTGTTCACCAATTTTAATGTCAGTGATAATAGCGTCTAGCTTGACATCTTTGAATTTCCCACCAGCAAAGGCACAGCAATCGCTTTCTGACATCTCAATAGTTACCCGAGTACCATCTTCAAGCAGTAGAAAATCTTCATTCCATTCAACAATACGTTTGTTGAGCAACAGCTCTTTAAGTTTCTCTAACGAGCCATAATTTACATTTTTCCAATTTGTCATCTTAATTACCTCTTCCTTTCAAATAATTAGGTATGTCATCCCCAACGTTAACACTGTTGTATTGTTCCTTTGTCACTAGAAACTTGCCATACGCCCCACAGTCAAGCGTGTAGAGTTTCCCTATCATCTGCTTACCAGTAATCTTTCCATGCATTACAGCGGAATTATCGGCCTTATACACGATAATAGGCTTCAATGGTCTGTTGACTACACTAACTAATGTACCGATATTGATAATTAGCGAGGCTAGCAGTAAGGCAATGGCTACGTCTAGCTCTCTATAGGTCGTCCTCTTTAACGAACGTTCCATTTACTATCTTCCCTTTGCGGTTTTTAATTTCCTCGTATGCAATATTTAGACACTCAGTTACATCAAGGTCTAATTGATGTGCTAATACGATAATAGTTACTAGCGTGTCTCCGATTGCGTCCTTGAGTGCTATTTGTGGTTCTGTGAATTTAGTTGGTTTCAAGAGTACATCCCGAATTTCACCTACCTCCTCGGTAATACGCATCCACTGAATTTTAGGGTCAGCTTGCTTTAAATTGCGTTCGTCTGCCCACTCGTTAATTTTAGTGATTAGGTCAGTTAATGTATTATCTGCTTCCTCTTTCATCTCTACTGTATACATTCTCGAATTGCGATATTTAACACCTCTCAAGTGATGCAATCTATTGATCGCTTCATCTTTATTATCGAAAACTTCCACTTCATCTTCCATGTTGTCAAAATATACGATAACTTTAAATTTCATAACTCTACCATCTCTTTCATTTGCATAGTTCTATCATCTCTTTCAATAATCTCTCATCTGGTAACTGCTCAAGTGTCAGAATACGATTGAGCTTCTTTATGCTTATGCCTAGTTTATTACTGATTAAATCTATATCTTTGTGGTTTTCCCAGAACCACTTCGAAAACTCTTGTGTTTGACCTAACACACTTGTGTGGCCGTAACTACCAGGAGCATATATACCGACTAACTTATCTTTGTACTTGCTTTTCATTACAGCTCCTTTATTTCAAATTCAATGCGTGGGTTAGGACTGTACTTCTTGCGAGCTCTTAAATCGCAGACAATACTATCATCAGTCCAAACAATCCCTTTCTTATCGACCTTGTTGTATCCAGCGTTTGAGATACTGTCAAAGAGTGCTTTGACTAGATTATCAATATCAGGCGTTCTGATATGCCAAAGCGTTTCAGCCATGAATTTCTTGAATGCATCCCACGTTTTAGCTCTAGCCTTTGGCGTAGGCTTTTTTGATACGCTCAAGGGCGCTTTCATGTAGAATGTGACATCAACCATTATCGGTCCGTCAAAGAATTGTCCGTCATACTCTTTTTCGATAAGTTGCGAGCACTGACGACGCCAAGCTTTCATTTTTGGGTCTTCATAAGTTCCAAACTTACTGAATCGTGGTCTTGTTTGTGATTTAGGCTCGATATTTAAAGTTATTCTCATGCTTCACCCACCACAATCTCGTAATTATCGAGCGTTATCCCATTTTTAATAACATTGCTCAAATAGCTTTTATTTCTCCCAAGAAATACACTAGCCGCTCTTAAACTGTCGAATTTCATTGTTACACCGTCCGCATTGCTTACTAGAGTCACTTTCTTATTTGTTTGCAACAACCCGTTTTTGAACGCATGTCTCATGTTTTCTGACCTTGTCACCCACTCAAGATTCTCTACTGAGTTGTCTAAAGGGTTGCCGTTTTTGTGATTGACGTAGCCTTTGTTTTCTGGGTTTGGTATAAAAGTCTGAGCAATCAACCTACTCACTAGGTGAGTTGTCATCTTTTTGTTTTTCCACAATTTCACTCGCTTATCGTAGTGATCACTCCTTTGTCTTCTTGCTATCTGAGGTTTTATCTCTCTTTGTTCCCAAACCCTTTTTATTGTCTTTCCCCTTACAAAGCTATATGTTGTTTTATTTTTGCAAGACCAAATCGTCCCGTCCGAATGTGCTTCATATAGCCCCTCATACCCCTTTATTTCTTTAACATCCATAAACCCTCCTCAAATTAGAACGGTAGCATATCATCACTGATGTCCATAGGGCTTGAGTTCTCGTAAGGTCCGCTTTCTCTTGCAAAGTTTGGCCCTTGCTGTTGGCTATAACTGTTGTTAGCATTACCCCCCTCACGCGCTGCACGACTTTCTAGCATTTGGAAATTCTCAGCGACTACCTCTGTCACATACACTCGTTGACCTTGTTGGTTTTCATAGCTACGGGTCTGAATACGTCCAGTAATTCCAATCAATGCGCCTTTTTTAGCCCAATTAGCCAAATTTTCAGCTTGCTGGCGCCAGATAACGCAATTGATAAAATCTGCTTCACGCTCACCATTAGCATCCTTAAAGTTACGGTTAACCGCAAGGCTAAAAGATGCTACTGCGATATTGTTCCCAGTGTATTTTAGTTCTGGGTCTTTAGTTAGACGTCCAACAAGTACGGTTGAATTAATCATTTATTTTCTCCTTTTTAGTCCATTCCTTCATAAAAACTCTTTCCAAGTTGTTCTTCGAAGTCCTTGTCATCAATAGACAGTCTGGATAATTCTGTTATCATTTTGATTTTAGTTTCTCGACATGGCTGGTACCCGTACTTAGCATATTTCATCATTCGGTTAAATGTGCTTACCGGATATATTAAATAGTTATCAATAACTAGACGCTTCGTGTGCAAGTGTTCGAAAAAATCTTCTTGAAATGCCACTTCGTAAACTGCCATATAATTATCTTCGTCAACGTTGTCGTAATTTTTATAATAAGCGAATTTTGTTATTGTAAAATCAAAATCCGAAATCATGTCCTTTGGTTTTCCGAAGGTCTTCCTGACTAGCTCTACTCTGACTTTTTCTTTGATGAAATAAACCGCCCAAACATTTTTATTTTTGTAAGAAAATGTTATTTCGCTAGGTTTTTCTTCAATCTGTTTTTTGAAATATTTTTGAGCGTCCTTGAAATCTGCTTCGCATTCAAAGAACATGTCAATGTCATTAACCTGCTCATTGTTGAAGATATTCTTGAAACACCCACCTGCTATATACCCTTTATGGCCGATTAAAAATTTATCCAACCACCAAATTTGTCGATAATTGTATATATCCCTCACAACTATACTCATTGCTTACCTCATTTCATAATTTCATAATTTACAAAGTTATTACTCTCTATTTAATAAATTGTCCAGTGTTAGAACCTCATGTAGTTTTTTTTGAGACTTGCAATAATCACAATGTCCACACTTCTTAGGTTCTTTGTTTCCAAGCGATACTTGATACACTCTAGGGGCGTGCTCTGTAATGTATTTAAGCCCTTCTTCCAGCCATTCTTCAGTCAATTCAATAATTTCCTTATCTGGCTGTTTCTCTTTCGATACGGCCACAATAAACGGCTTGAATGTTGGATAACCCATTTGTCGCAACAGTTCTAAATAAGTCCCTAGTTGGACATGGTATTGAAACCCTAGAATGTTAATGACTGCCGTTGGTACTTTAGTACGCAATTCCTCTGACCATTCCTTAGTCCAGATAGATTTCATGGTTTTTAAATCGACCACATAGCCCCTTGAAAAGTTGATACTATCCAACTTCCCTTTGAACGGCACGTCAGCGATGATTCCAGTGACGATCTTTTCTTTTTCGACTTTGTCACCTTTCTTGCCGTGATATAAGTTATTGAAAAGTGTGTCATCTTTAAGCGTGTCGATAACTTTCTCAGCAAATTTGAAATCTGCTAGTAATCCATAAGGTTTGCGACTAGCAAATAGAGATTTCTTGTTGTCATCTTTGAACTTCTCATGTGCTTCCTCACTCTCGAAATAGCTATGGACATAGTTTCCAAACAGTAGAGGTTTTCGATCTCGTTCATCATCCCAAACACCATCGTCAATAGCTTTAGCTCTAGCTTCGCATTTCATGTATTCCTTGAAACGACTTACAGACATATAGGTTTTGTCAGAATAATAATTATCATCCGTCAAGATTGTTAGTTCAGTCATTTTATACCTCTTTGATTTTGGTTGAATCACCTTCGAATAAGCTAACTTCTTCGATGATTTCACCGGTTTCAGCGTCTACGCTTTTATCTGGTTCAGCTTCATCGCTCATGAGGTCACCTAAAAGTGTTTGGGTGTTCTCATTTTTGGGTGTAACATCGATAGGGTCAGTCTCAACTTCCTCAGTTTGATTGTCTGAGATAAGCCCTTCTTGCATTTCAGTTGATAGTGGGGCATACTTGCTCAAAATGCTCTTTAGTACGGTTTTTTGAGCCATTGCATCAAAGTCTGTTGACCACGGCCCTTTTGCATAGGTCTTTGAAAAGCGTTTTCCGTGGCTTTCTGCTTGCTCTTTCGTCCAGAATGTCAATTTTTTAAATCCATTCACAAGCTCGAATGTGGCAAAATAGCCATAAACCTCATCTTCTGGTTGAGTGAAATCAATGTCCAATGTTTCAAATAGCGGGTCATACGATTTGAATTGTGCTTTGTAAACTTTTCCAGAATTGATGGCCTTAAATTGACCGGAGCGGATAGCTAGCTGAATAAGTCCTTTATAACCCAATTGAAATTGTGCATCTTGCCCGTATGGAACAATATAAGCAAAACCCAAACTTGGCTCAATAGGTAGATTTAATACCGCAGCTTTCATCGCTGCCGTCATAATCGAAGTGTTACTTGCTCGTGCTAGTAACTTGTTGTTGTTTACAATTGACAATAGACTGGCTGTAAATTGTCGTTCATTGCCGTTCAACACCTCTTGAAATTTCTGTTTAACTGCTGGTGTGTTAAAAAAATCTTTGTGTGCTAGTTGATTTGTCATGTCTTTGTCTTCCTTTTTTTGTTTTGAATGCCCCTAATTCTCAATTTTAGGGGTCTCTTATCGTTTTTAAGTGGTAACTAGATAATTTATACCACCCACACTTTTAAATTGATTACAGACGATTTTAGGCGTGTTCTCGAACGTTCTGATTAAATACCACCTTCGAGCAGTAGCCAAATGCCATATATTCATTGATTTTACTGATGAATGAGTATAAATCTAATTCATCCATCATTTTCTGTTTGTGCTCTTGTGAGACTACAAGCCCATGAATACGCTCGTAGTCCTCAAAGAGCTTTAGTTTTACTTCTATTTCAGTCATAGCATCATCCTCTTGTCTTGCTGTGTTTTAAACTTGTAAACGTGTTCGTTAGTAGTTCCAAGTCCTGTCTTCTTGAAAACCCTCGAATAGACACGTTTACCATATGTGCCCATGATGTCCTGTGGGCTTAGGTTTGTCGTTATGATTGTCTTTGTGCGCTTGTTCAATATGCTGTATAAGACACCGCTAGACCACTCTGTCACTTTTTCAGTTCCCAAATCATCAAGCACCAGCCACTCAGATTCAGATATACGTCTGATGTATTCTGCTTCTAGGCTGAAATCTTCCTTGATTTTGGCTAGCAAGTCGACAACGTTGATGAATAATCCCATCTTCTTAGTGTGGTCTGATAAGGCCTTAAGCGCTGAATAGGCTAGATGACTCTTACCGACACCAGTATCACCGATAAGAACAATGTTATAGTCTTGACCATCAAGATAGCCTTTAAGCTGGCTTCGGACGTTCTTCAAGTCTTCCTTTTGCTCTTTGGTAACAGCATGGTAAGTTTCAAAGCTAGCACTTTCTAAATCATCATCCATCAAACTGAAATCTTTGAGAAAGAACAAGCGTTTTTGCTCTTGCTCACGTTCATATTGTTCCTGCGCTTTAATATAATTCAGTTTCTCTTGCTCTTCACGATGGCACGTCTCACATACAGTGTATGGCTTGCTGTTTGGTAGCTGAATAGTGACAAAGTTTCGATTGTGCTTCTCGCAGTATTTATCACTAGTAGTCATATACATCTGTCTCATTTGCTTAGCTGTCTTTTCTAAACTCATATAGAGAACCTCTAATATTTACTGCAAGCTGGTCCAAACTTGGGTTTGGCATTGTTTGACTTGTTGAAAAAGTAATCTTTATCTGGTTTACTGTTGCTATGCTTACTTTGTCTTTCTTTTGCTTGTTCTAAAGTAGTTATCCCCTCATTTCGCCATGAAGTAAATATTCTTTCAATATACGATGGGTAGTTAGCTTCGTTAGTCATAGCTAGTTTTAAAGCGTATTGGTAAAGCTCGGTTCCAAATTCATTAATATCTGCAAGGATGTCTTGTTGAATAAATGCGTTTTTTTGTTGCTTCGGAAAAGCTTCAAAAAACATATCGTAAGATTTACGGATTTCATCAACTTCCTCTTGTTGTTGTTGATTACTTAGTATTGATATATTAGTATTGATATTATTAGTATTGATTCCGTGTACTTTGTTCACTTCTTGACGTGTACTTTCTACACTTCCAGCGTGTACTTTGTTCACTTCTTGACGTGTACTTTTTACACTTCCATTGATATATAAGCGATTTGGCTTATTTACGCCTTGTCTTACCTCTTCCATCAATCCAACTTCAACTAGCTCTTTCTTAGCTTTAACAACTGCTTTATTCGAACAGTTGAGTTCTTGCATGAACTGTTCAATTGTAAAATACATGTAAATCTGACCGTCATCGTCATACCATTTATTTTTAATTGATAACGTTCTGCGGTCGAACAGCAGCATATACATTAGCTTTGCTTTATCGCCCAAATTCTTGTATGGTTCTTCTTTTAAGAGCCATTGCGGAAATTGGTAGAAAGCATTGTTTTTTACTTCATTAATATGCATTAATCTTATCCATCTCTTTCGTTAAAATAGTCGTGTCAGTCGTACGCTAGCCATTTACCCTCTCAAGTTGCTTTTTTTGTTTAAATGTCATAGTATAATATCATTAGATTTTTTATACGACACGGGCAATTACCCGTGTTTTTTAGTGCTTCAATCCGCACCCAGCCCCCGATGTGCTTCGTTAATATTCAATTTCATAAGAAGGTAGTTTTGGCTTTTATTTATATTTATTTTTGGGGTATAAGGTATTTAGTTGCACTCCGCACACCGAGGGTTGGCTACGGATTGAAACCGCTAACGATATTACTTTAATTTCAAATTAATGTCTTTCCTAATCCGTGTGCCTTGTTGTATCGGTCACGGCTAGGCTCAGATGCATTTTTTTCAAAAGTCCACTTTGGGACTTCTACTGTTTCTGTTTTCTTGCTCCAAATCCAGTTAAATAGTTTTGATGGTTTCATAGTATTTTCCTTTCTGATAAAATATAAGTAAGTTTTTTATGTAAGTCGTTGGTTATTCGGCGGCTTTTGTTTTCCAGCTAGGCTTGTATAGCCCTAGCAGACAATCTAATGGAGTTCGTTTCATCATGTCAATTATCTATATTTCGGAGGCGTCTGCTAGAGCCGTATCAACCTAGCTGGATATGTGGTTAGAACAATTCCACTTGTTCAATCAATGGGTAAATGTCATTATCTTTTAACTTTTCATAAATAAATCGTCGTCCAAGCTGTGTCCAAACAGTTGTAATTTTACTGTGAACTTTATTGTCTTTACCGACATAATCAAATGTTCGACTGGCAATATAGCCTTTACCTTGATATTTCGTGTAAAGAATCCATTGACCGTTAACTTTACGTTGAATACCGACTTGTTTCAAAATTTTGTTGAACTTATTAGCACTCATACCATAATCTTGCGCTATCTGCGTAGTTGTCAGCATATCTTTGGTTTGCAAAATCAAATCAAGGTAATCGGTTTGTTTCCTAGCTTCTTCAAGCTCTAACTGTAAGACCTCGTTTTTATGTTCAAGACTGACAATTTTTCTGTCAGCGATTTTAAGAGCTCGTGCCATGATTTTCTCTGGACTATTGAAGTCCTTTTCAACTTGAATGAAGTATTGACGTACTTCTTTTCCTTTGTCGGTTTTAGATACCATTGCTAAATTTTTAGCAGCATCTAAAGATAGTACATAATCTTGCAATTTTCTATTTGCGCCATTATTTACAACCGTAGTTCCAACTACACTTGTAAAATCATAACCTTCTTCTAGAATTTTAAAATTTTGTTCTACCCATTGACTAAAGCGAGTTTTTACCTCTAAGCTCTTATGTAGCTGTCTTGCACTAACTACTGGCTCTTGGTTTTCATTTAAAGTTACATTGATTAAATTGTTCATGTATTACCCTTTCTACTCCTCAAATTTTTCAATATTTGCTTGTTCGTTTTGCGAACAAACGAAATTGTAATGATTGATATATCTGAAGCCTCGTTGTCTTCTGTTGTATGAATTAAATCGCCGTTTTCCGCAGTGTGGGGCTTTTTCATGCTATTCATTGTCTATTACACGTTTCATTTTACCGCCCAAGAAAGATTCTTTGGCAAGGGTAGTACCGTCTGGTGATTTTACGTAAAGTCTAGGCCCGTATGCTTCATTATAATTGTTTTCTGGTTTTGCGTTCCATTCTTGGAAATAATTTTCTTTAGCAGAAAGAAGTGTATCTGCTAATTGTTGAATTTGTGGATTCGGTAAGTATTTGTAATTTTGTGGGACAACCACATCTATTAAAACTGAACTGTTTGGCATGACAGCAAACGAATCTGTGATACCACTTTGCTTTAAAACATCGTTGATTTTAGTGTTTAATTCAGAGGCGAATGCTGTATTTGCGGCGTCGTCATAAGTTTTTGAAGTTGAACTTGTTTCTGTGCTAGAAACCGTTTTTGAAGATGAACTTGCTTCTTTCTTACTGCTAGAAGAAGTCTTAGCGTTTTTCTTTTTTGATGAAGAGGTAGCTGAAGTTTTTTTAGAAGTTTGTTCAGTTTTAGCAGTTTCTACAGACGATTCAGATTTATCTGTAGGTGAAATCAAAGCACCTATGAAAAACATAATCATGGCAAGAAGTCCACCGATAAGCGATTTTTTGCGTAGATCTTTATTTTTTTTGATAACCGACCACAGTAAAGCACCAATATAAACAATAAAACCTAAAAATCCTACTAAGGATAGTAATAACCACATTTTTTGTTCTCCTCCCAGCTTTTAACGTGATTCAGTTTTGCACGTAGTTTTAAATAACGTTTTGCTGAATTTTCCTAAATTCATCTTGTATCATCGCTTCGCCCCAAGTCGTGGAAATATCATAACCTTGAGCAAAGAGTAGTCAAAATCATTTGTTGCTATTTCGTTCATCTTGTTCCTTTCTAACTTGAATTTAATTCAAGTTTTAAAATCAAAATCCATACAAATCAGACGATTTAAGGTTGTATTTTTTACAAATGGTTACCATGTTTTTAGGAGAAATAGAAAGCACATTCTTCTCCCATGCACTCACCGTTTGAGGTGTAGTACCAACGCTTTTAGCAAACTCCTCTTGTGTCAAATTGTGACGTGCTCGGAGTTCTTTGATTGTAATCTTTGGAACTACTTCTGTCATTTTGTTCCTCCTCTCTAACTAACTTACATACATATTATAACTTAAATAAAATTCGATGTCAACAGTTTTCTTGGTTTTTTTCAAAGTTTTATTGATTTTTTTATAAATTTACTTGAAAATTAGTAAAGTCTACTATATATATATATATATATAAAAAAGAGAGCGGTAACTCTCTTTCTAATCAATATCTCGTGGTTTGCGATGTTTTATATGCCAATCTCGCTCTCTAAATAATCAGCAGGTATAGCCTCGTTCTTCAAGACCATGTTTACTCTTGTCGTATTGATTTTCATTTTTTTGTTCTCCCCCCTCTCTTTATCTTATTTTTAAGGAACTAACTCGAGATCCATCATCTCGATAACTTCAGGCTCTTTTTCAGGGATATCCCTTGATTTACCAATACCAAGGTACTCCCTATAACCATTCTTTGTCCAATGGCTACGTGGGGAAACTCTAGGGAGGTACCCTTTCACATGGTCATTTGACCAAGAGTTTTTAGGGTTTATAAGCCCCTTAATGACTCCATCGGCCCATTCACTTGGGCTGATCATGTAGCCCTCATCGTTATAAAACGATTTACGATTAGCAGTTTTCTGCTGTTTTCGTGCAGCTCTATAAGTAGAGCTTATTTTGAAATTTTTCATTATTTATTCCCTCTCTTTATCTTATGTGTATAGTATATATCATATATGATAGTTTGTCAACACTTTTGATTAAAAAATATATGTTTTTTTATCGGATATTCTCCAAGTTTTTTTCAATCCATTCTAGTCTATTTTGACGACCAGACGGAATAGGTTCTTGACCTTTTGAATAGTCTTTAAACCTCATTTGGATCATGTAAGAACCACCACCCAGACGGCTAGATTCTAACGCAATTTCTAAATAAGCGTTAGCAATGTAACTACCGCTTGACGTGTACATTCTACCAGTTCCGCCTATGATGTCTTCGAGGCTAGTTTCAAGCCATTTCATAAGCTGTTGTTTTTTAAATTGATCGTAATAAGTATGGAACGCCATATTGAACTTAAGGGAATTATCCAAATAATATTCATCTTGAGCCTTACCAATCATAGCAAGCTCGAAATCGTCGAATAGGCAGGAAAGCATGGCATTAACTCGTGCTGCTCCCATTTTTTCGATGGAAGTATCACCATTTTTGAATTTTTGCCAATTGGCATCTGTGAACTTGATGCCCGGCAATTTGTAGAAGTCGTTTTCAAACTTGAAATATCTCCCTACGTATTCCAAGATTAACTCTTTGATGTCTTTGTTGATTTCCATTTTGTTTACCTCTCTCTTTATCTTATGTATACATTATATATCATATATGATAGTCTGTCAACTGTTTTTATAAAAAAATATATATTTTTTTGCAAAACAAAAACCCTGACTAATTCAAGTCAGGGCAAGAGAGAGTTTATCGAAGACTCAGCTTTTAACTGTATCCATTAATATAGTAGCATTTATATTAAAAAAAAGCAAACAAAAAAGCCCCAGCATAATGCTGAGGCTTCGACCACTGCTGCCATGGTATCCCTATTGCAGTGTGAGGGGAGGTGATATACTCCTTTTTTATTTTATAGTTTGCGTGGTCTATTGGTAATAGTTTACCAAATCATCTTTATTCCAACAAGAGAGCCAAACTGTCCCAAACTGACCAAACTCGAAACGTCGGTAGTAATAGCCACCATAATAGCCACCTTGACCAGTGTCTGTAATGTTGTTTTCATCACCGGCAAAACTAAAGTACATTCCAGACTTAAAATCTTGGTCTGAACCGTCTGGCAAGTCGTTGCCGTCCTTATCTACCCAGTTAACCATTGAAACTGGGACACCATTTTCTCATTACTACCCACTATTCCTAGTGGGATTAGACTATATCTTACTTTAGATATTTTCTGTCTTTCTAAAGTCTAAGCACTTCCACTCGCGTACAAATAGTGAGTGTACTCCTCAAAAGGATAGTCGTTACACCTTTCTGATACTATTATACCAGACTTGGCACGGTATTGCCCGTTCTGGGTGTCCACCGTTAGCCATGCTTTTGCATGACACCGCTTTGTTTGCGTTCACTTAGTTTATACTGAGCCGAAAATTAGTTAACCCAGTCGAACCCAATTGGACATAAATAATCACATTTAATCTGATAAATACCATTAACATATTTGACTTCGTTGGCTTCATAATATGCTTTCTCTTGCGGTTCTACTGATGTATTGGCTTGATTGTTAGTCTGTGGTGTAGTGTCAGAATAACGCCAAACCTCGATATATGAAGGGTGGTTCGCTGCGTAGTAGTCGTTCCAAGGGTAAGTATTGATAGCTTGCCCAGGTGCCCCTTGAGTTGAATAATCGCAACTAATAAAGTATGTAGCATCCATCATGACACCAACGTGCCCTCCAGCTCCGCCAGATGTGGACATATCAGCACCCCATGACATCAAAACGATATCTCCTGTCAAGGCGTCCCAATCTTGATTAATACTTACTCGATAGAATCCATTTTTGGCAAGTTGTTGACCTAGTGTAACAGTAGATGGTAGACCTTGAATACCGATACCAGCTTCTTTTAAGGCTTGTGATATGGAACCAGAACAGTCAGCAGTACCGTCTGCTCCGTTGCGTGACCCATACATTGAATAGGTCAATTTACCTCTATGGTTAACAAACCAATTTACAGTAGATTGTTGTACACTCATGCTATTTTCCTTTCTTGTCGTCTTGAGGTTGAGTATATCTCAATGCTCGCTCACTATCAGCAATTCCTTTAGTTGTTGGGTCGGTAACGATTCCGAGGATAACCAAAATTGCAACGAAAGTATTGACAGCGTCTTGGATATTGTGTGGAATTTCAAGCCCGAATTGCTGCAACATAAGGAATACTGCTGAGATAAGAGCTACTAATGTAGCTTTATTTTTTAGTCGTAGTTTAAAATTAATCATTTTATTATTATCCTCTCAAGTTTCTATCTACTATTTTTTTAACTTCTTCAATATTTCCTTTTAGCTCTCCAATGTTTTCATTGAGATGATCCATTCTTTGGACAAGAGCTAGAATTATTTTTTGGTCTTCTTGATGTTTGTCAAGACGATCATTATGGTTTTTAATAATTTTCTCGATTTCATGGTCGACGACCTCTAGTTTAGTGATTCTGTGCTCTAATTTGGAGGCGCGTGATTGACTAGAAAAATAGAAACTCGCGCTTGAAATGGAAATTGGAAGAATGACAGTTATAAGCCAGTTCATCAAATCTGGCTCGGTTTGATTTACCACGACATACCTCCTTTTTTATTCTTGTGTAAGTTTTGCCAATAGCTCCTCGTCGTTAACCATAGCTGCGATTAGTTCTTTTACTTTTGGTTTTAATACTTTTGGAACTCGTTTAAATGTGTAGTTGTTATTAACAATATTTATTGCGAATAGTTTAGCAAACATATTTTTTTATCCTTTCTCTTTATCATCAGTCAAGTCTTCATCACTCAACAATTTTTTCTCACTAAGTTTTTTAATAATACTCATCAATGTCTCTTGTGCGGTGTTTGATGCATCTTGCTGCTTCTTTATTTGTTCTTCCATCTTAGCAATGGTATCAGTAGCTTTTTTACTTAATGCTTCGTATTCTTTGATTTTTTCATCAAGCTCATTAAATTTTTCATTTTCCGCACGTTGTGGGAAATTTTCCTGATAAATGACTTCTAGCGCTGCATTTAAAAGTTCGGTATTTGATAAGTCGATTTTATCGACTGGCAAAAAGACGGGTACGTAAGCGCCATCTCTGTTTCTCAAAACTACTTTTGTGGCGTAAGCTGCACCACTTGCATCGTATTCTTTTGATTTTGATTCGTATTCAAATTTCATTTTTTTCCTTTCATTTATAGCATTATTGTTAGTTGACCTTTGTAAGTTGTGCCATTACCAGTATTCAAAACAGTAATAACACTACTACCGTTATCAATTTGTACATGAGAGTCATAACTTGTAAGTGCCGACCAGCTTGCAATTGTAAACATATATGATTGTGGTGCTTTAAATACTTCTGGAGGCAATCTAGCTATATCCATATTGTTGCCGTTTCCAGCAAAGTTGTATCTAACTGTAAGAACATCTCCCACCCGCTTATAAAAGCTGCCTTCATATCCTGCGGGTTGCCACCCAGTGTTGACGAGGTTTGGGTGGTCGTTACTAGTAAATTCCTTCCACGGCTCCCAGTCGTCGATTATCTTAGACCATCTGTGATGTCTGAAAAACAACCGACCATCATTACTCCAAAAAGTCTGAATAGCTTCTTTATAATCATCAACATTTTTACCATAACAACTGTGGTGGAATAAGTACCCCCAATTTCCATTAGGATTTCCTGGTGCATATGATGCAAGGTAATATTGACCAGGTTTATCAAGGAGATTAGCATTTATAAAATCTGGGTTTCCATAAATCCAGGTAGGGGAACCGTTATTGTTAGTAATCTGATATTGCTGAATCTGACTGTTGTTAGCGTAGATGTCACCAGCCACGTCAAGAGCACCACGCTCTCGGTACTTACCAATCCCAACGCCTTGACGGTCGTAGGTCATAATAACTTCATCTGTTGGAACAGTGACTTGGAATGAAGCACTTGTAAACTCGTCTTCTAATTTACCTGTAACTATATATGATGTATCTGCAGGGTAACGATTACCAAGGTTTGCATTAGATGCGTTAAATTCAGAAATGTTTGACCAATATCCACCGGCTTGGCCATTATCTGGCACTTCGTTATCAGAATCGACTTTTCGTGTGGTGAAAGTCAGTTTCATAGTGTTTTTCTGAACACCGTTCACAGTCAGTGGTGCTATTTTGGCGAATCTCTTAATAGTTAGTATATCTAACTTCTTATCGCTTCTCTTCACCTCAAATCTTAGAGCTGGACTAAAGTAGAATAAAAACATTAGTTTCGTCTCTATCCAATCAGACCATATTCCACGACTGTCTTGGACTCTTCCTCTTAAGGTCATTTCAGTGTCTTTGTTAACAGACACCTCACGCAACACCCCGCCATTCTCAGTAACAGAATTGTTAGCGCCAACAATTTCAGCATAGTAACCAGCTATGGTAGCCCCGCTCTTGGCTTGCGCTCCATTAAATGTAACTTTGACAAGCGACATGATGGATACAAAATACTTCTGCTCTGGGATTATTCTTTGAGATACTGGATTAGCATCTGTCAACGTGAAACCAGTTAACGACGGCTTCATGTTATTTGTGATAACACTTGCCGTGAACGTTGTCGACTGTGTTTGAATGAAATTTCCATTAATATAAGTATCTACATATATAGTACCCCATCCACTTGTTGAATTTGGTATATCGTTAGCGAAATCTTCTGGAATTGTCCATTTATACGACGTTCCAACATTATTGGCAATTTCACCTTGCTTGTTTCCCCAAGCGTAGCGTAGTGTATGTGTAGCGCCACCTATTTTTCTATCGATAGAAATGTCTACTTGATTGCCAATGAATCCATCAGACACTCTCACCGAGCTTCCCCTTGGGATAGTTGTCAGTGTTATTTGCTGATTACCAATATCTAGATTCCCAGGACTCCAACCACCAGAACCACTGAAATGAGCGTATACACCGAAGACACCTGAACCATCGTCAGCATGACTAACAGTAATTGTTTGGTCTATCAATTGGATTGTTTGATTCCAGCCCAGCACGCTAGGAGAACCTGACCAATTCAATCGTTGACCGTTAAAATCGACAAAAGCACTACATGTGTATTGAGCAAAAGTGGTTGTCGTATTTAATAGTGCCAATCTAATACGAACATCACTTGTATTGTTTTGGATATCTTGACCAACCTGGTCGACCCAAAGACGGATACGATATCCACGGTCGTTATTACTCCAAAATTCAGCCATTATGCACCTCCTACGTATCGAATGACATTTCTGTCAGGGTTAATAACGTCTTGCTCTTCACGATATCGTCCGATTTGGATAGTTTTCGAGAAAATACCATTTTCAATATGGATCACACCTTGCGAGATATACATTACCTCGTGCCCAGCTGAGAACATTGATATACGCCCATCAGGACTGAAAAGCATAGAACTAGAATTATCTGTTTTACCAACAACAAGACCTTCATTCGATGCACTCATGTAGCTATCAATGAAATTCCAACGCTCTGACATATCGTTTAAGTTATTTTCTAGTTTCACTACTCGTGCACTAGCATCAGCTAAATCTTTTTCAGCTTGTGCACGATTGGCATTGTTTGCATTAACGAAATCTTGATAGGCTTTCACCCACTGATTGAGTGTATCAAGTGACGCTTTAGCGTCTAATTCAGCTTTAATAATAGAGTTCGTTTCGTTCAGTCTGTTGAGTTGTGCTTGTGTTAGGACATCATCGGCTTTGGAATCAATCTCTTCTTGTATGTCCTCGATGGCTGGTGTCCACTGAGTAGGTATGTCACCTTCTTCGAGTTTGATATTCTTAATTATTACCCAATTACCGTTTGTTGTTGGCATACCTGATAAGTAGACAAATTGAGTTAAATCATCTGGAAGAGTTTCTTTACTTTTCAATACACATGATACTTTAGTCCACTGATTTGCATTAGCTTTATTCATAGTAACATAGTCAGTTAACAACCCATTCCAGTCACCTCTTGCTAGCATTGCATAGAAAGTTACATCAGCGCTTGGTTTAACATCGAACGAAAGAACATACTTAGTGTTCGGCTGTATGAGTTCACGCAGCAAACCGTTATATGAAATGTAATTCCAACCAGTGTTTGCTGTTGTTGAACCTTTGATTAGTTTTACAGCACGAATGCCATCAACATTGACTTCCTCAATGCTCTTGTCACCGTTTTCTAGCGACCAATCCCAATTAGTAATACCTTGATTGGTTTTTACAAGTAAGTTTCTACCCCCAACTGAAACGCTACCAACCATATCACTCCACTTATAATCTGCTGGGTTTGTGCTGTCTTCTTTTGTGAAGTTGGTTAGCACACCTAAATAGCGTTTATTTCCAGTCTGAGTTAAACTGAACCCAGTTTGACCATCGGCGCTATCTGCGTAAGCGAAATGAACATAAGGCGTACGTCCGTCTGCCCCCGGTTTTCCTGGAATACCGTCTCGTCCATCACTACCTTTCCACTTAGACCAACGATAGTCTTGAGGGTTATTACTATCAACTTCATTGAAGTCTTGGTACATACCAATATAGGCTTTGTTGACATCTGTTTGACTAAAGCCACTACCTGAAATTGTGTCAGCGTAAGCGATATGTGTATATTGCGTTTTTCCGTCTGCTCCTTTAGGTCCAGGAATCCCTTGCTCTCCCCGTGGTCCTTGCGGTCCTTGAATACCTTGTGGACCTTGGTCACCCTTGTCTCCTTTAGGGCCTGTCTCACCCATTTTAGAAACTGAATATCCAGTCTCGCTAGTATTGTCTGTATAATTCCAAATAGTCTTAGTCCATAGATATTGACCTGCTGGCACATTCGGCACTTGACTATTCCAACCGCTTGTTGGTGGGACAGTTCCAGATGTTCCTTGTGCGTAAGTGATTGTGGTATTACGTATACCAACGCCATCTTTACCCGGAAGGCCATCATTACCGTTATTACCATCTTTAGCAATATAAGTCTTTTGATAACCAGTCTCACTTGTACTATCAGTATACGTCCACTGAGTTTTAGTCCATAGGTATTTCCCTTTAATCAAAGTTGGTGGGTTTGCAGTCCAACTCGTAGGCATGATAGTATCACTGTCAGACATGCCGTAAGTGATTGTGGTAGATTTCAAGCCTATCCCGTCTTTACCAGGTAAGCCGTCATTACCTCTATCGCCCTTAGGTCCTTGTTTACCATCTGATACATTTACAAAAGTAACTTCTTCTGAAGCTACTTCTTTGTTATCTACCCACGCAGCAATCGTCAACGTTGTTGGTTGAGTTATCTCTGACGCTACCATATCGTAAGTCATACCTACGTATTTAATAGTTCCGTCAATCACAAATCGATAAGTTGCATTAACGATTTTATCGCCTTGTTTCAAAATCGGTTTAACAGTAGAGCGACCAATACCATTCTTAAATACTGTACCATTCGTGGTCCTTATCTCAACATGATATGGCAATGACTTAGAAACAATCTCGTCGATACGTTGTTGCAAGGCGTCTGTTGGCTTGTTTGCGAGTTTTTTAAAATTAGTAAAAACAACCGAATTGTTTGTAGGATTGTCGAAGCTGATAATCATTTCAGATACACGCGCTTCGAGGGCTAAACCACCTCTAAAATTATTATCGATGATTTTAACAGTGTCACCTAGATTAATATCCTTGTAGTTTTCAATGAAACTAGATTGAACGCTGACAGTATATGTCATTAGAGGATAAGCATACTGTTTGATAGTACGCAAGGCATAAGCTTTGAGGGAATCAACATCACTGTATTCTGTTTGAAAGTCCCTACGTGTCCATCTATCTATTTCATTAGCACCACCCAATGCAGATGGATATTTATCTGCTGACAGTGGTGCGTAAATAACAGCGTCGCCTTTAGGAGTATAAAACTCTATCTTTCCTAACTCGTTCTTTTCCTCTAATTCAACACTTGCAAGGTTTAAGCCGTCTTTTCCGAGAAAATAGCCATAGTTAAAAAGTTGGGTCTTATCGCTAGATACTTGGACGCCTTTCAATCCGTTTTGATAATAGAGAATGACGTCACCTCGGACCTTACCAATCCCATGGTGGTTTTCATCTGGGCGTTGGTAGATGTCGATGACGAAGCGCTTCAAAGTGCCATCTCGGTTTAATTCGGTACGGAAAATAAACTCAGCACCAAACTGGTTCATTAAACTATGAAGTTGTTCTAGCTTAGTGCCACTTTGTGATTCAAAAGTTAGTGTTCTTGTCTTGTCAGAGACTTCATTAATACCGATTTCTAGTCCTGCAAATCCCAATAATTCAAGTCTTTGAAGATACCATTCCAGAGTTTTAGCACCGTCAACACTAGCTAACGGACGTGATATTTCTGCTGCAAGTTCCAAGTTGGTATTATTACAAGTTACTTGAAAACTAAAATCATTTTCAACGAGTTGAGAGACATAGAAAACGTGGTATGAATTATCGTAGTAAAATGACACGTACATTTGGTCGTTGATGTATTTGATGTCATCGTGAAGTTTCCCGTTCACAATTTTAGGAATCGTAAAGTCAAATGTGCTGGTTGAGTATTCAAGGTAGGTGTGCCATTGACTGTTCGTATATGACAACATTCCGGGAATTTTATTATTCAATGCACACACCTTGCGCATGCTTTTATCATGAATCCAAATTTGCATTAGACAAAACGCTCCTTCCATGAAATTTCAATCGTTGGGTCGTTTCTTATCCAACTATTTGTATAGATGTCAATTTCTGTTTCACCAGCTCCAATGCTGAACGGCTCAGACAGGTATGTTAACTCGTTAGATGCTAGCAAATTGTCAATTAAGGTTTTACCATTTGCCATATCTATTTCAAGAATAGAACCACTACGGAAACGATTAGGGATGTCTTCCTCTTTGGTAACTTGGTGTTTGGCGTAAACAAAACTATCAAGATAGAGATGTGTAATTAATGGCCAATCTTTGATACCAAAAATACCAATGTGGATTTTGCCTGATTTTTTGCCTTTAATCTCTGGAACAGTAAACTTAGGATAAGAGCCTTGCCAGTAGAATTGAAGGACATCGTCAAAACGTTGTACGTCAGACCAACCTTGTGGTTCATTAAATGGGTTAGCCGTTGATACATGAGTTCCATAGAAATGTTTTCTATCGAGAACTTTATATCCACCTTTCCCATCTGACGCTAAGAAATTATAAAAACAGCCAAAACCATTAGTATGTTTGAGAGTTTCTACACCGTATAAAAATTCTCCATTGGCATCTGTTACAGATATTTTTATGAAACCAAATTGGTTGGGAGAACCCAACCATAATATTTGTCTCCACCAAAAATATTCATACAGCGCACCCTTTTCACCGTTGCTATCAGCTGGAATATCCCAAGTCAATGAACCACCTCGTAGATATGTGTCACCACTACCTCTGTTAGCCAAGGCAATGTGTGGTCTACCCCAAGCATTATCAATCGTAAGCGTTCCATTCAGTGATTGGCTACCATCATTAAAACGCCCTTGGTTTTTAATACCAACTTCAAACCCTTTAGTAATCCAATTGTTAGAAACATAGTCAAACAGAATTTCAGACTTCTTAACATTTTCCGTATCTGATTCATTAGGATTACCAATTTCATAGCTTTCGGTAGCGCTTTTGACAATCCCAACCCAGCCATTATCAGAATTAAATTTTAACTTGATGTTTGGGTAAGTTTCAGCTGTACCAAAATTCTTTAGTGTAGCCTTGTAATGCCCTGTAGATACTTTCTTAATGCTACCGTACTTGGTTTCGCCGTCGCTACTTACTAGAGCTTGTGCCTTATTTTCGGCATGACTCTTTGGCACATCGAACGTAACCGACACCTTTGCTGTAATAGGTGCAGTGTTCTTATCCACCGTTAAGGACACTTGACCAGATGGAATAGCTTCCCAAACTTTGTTGGGTTCGTCACCAAAAATCAATGTTTTAGGTTCATCTACGTTGAGATAACCACCAAGTGTTTCAGCTACACTATTAAAATAATCGAAGTTACCAACTAGATTAAAAGATACTTGAATCTGCTTGACTGATAATGTGCTATACAGAAATTGTTGCCCATAACGTCTGTGACCTTGGTCTTGATAGTTATTATTAAAGTTAGATGCCACGTTTTTGGTGACATCCACTGGAACGGCACGTCCTTGACCTTCATTGAATAATTCGGTTAAGTTCTTGCCGTCATAAGTTACTGACATTCCTATCAAATAATGCTACCTCCTAACAGCGCTTGCCTGCGCTCATATTCGTTAGTTGCTTTTGTCATAAATGGTGCTAATCCGTTTGAAACGCTTCTACCATCAATGATGTTTTGAATCTCGATTGGCTTAGAGCCATTAGTTACCAATTGACTAAGCAAACCAATCATAACGTCTAGCTTGCTTTCTAGTACAGAAACACGCTCATGGTTTGGCGTGCTGTCGTGATTGCTTTGTGGGGCATCGCCCGCAAAACGTGCTACTGCTTCGGAAAGTAATCGCCACGCTCGGCCACGTTTTGCAATATCGGTTGGAATAACATACTCTGGCATATCGCCCTCAGCGAGCTCATAGACGCCGTTCTTGTGGACTAGGCCACCGTTTGCGTAACCATAAGCAGCCACACGACTAAAGGCTGCGTCTGACGTTCCATAGCGGTGTTTGATGTAGTTGATTGCAGCGAGCAAGTTATCGTAACCGTTTCGGATATTGTCGTGACCTTTGTGTTTATACGCATTGAAAGTAGGCCCGATGGTTTGCATCAAACCAATAGACGGGTGACCAGCTCTTGCGTTGCTGTCCCAGTTGTTTTGAACAGTTGGATTACCACCCGATTCACGCTGAATTGTCGCCAAAATTTTAGACACACGGAAATCATTCGGTTCTATGCCGTTAGCTTGCAAGGCCTTGACTACAGTCTCACGCCAACGAGCAACCCCAGTCCCTTGTGGATGGTCTTCACCGCCGCCTGCTGGGCTGAGCAACGGACCAAGCGTTTTCTTAATCCAATCGAACATACCACCAACTTGACGTTTAATCAAAGTTTGAAGTGGGTTGTTGCGATCTTTAAGTGATTTTCCACTATCACCACTACTTCCAAAATCTCGGACACCGAAATCAAGGAATGTAGCAGCATTTTTGACATGACGACCAGTAAATTGATGATATTTACCATCACCATTATAGTTATAATCTTCGCCGTCGTAAGTGTCACCGTGTACTGCTGTTACAAAGTCAACGTGGTTACTTGAAACTGGCCCCCCTGTGTAGACAGATACTACACCAGGTTTTGGTCTACTTAAGTGTGGCACTCTAGCAGATACCCATTGGTTACCATTACCTAGGTGACTAAACAAGCTAGGGTTAACACCAAGATTTGCCAAACGACTAGCAATGAACGATACACACTCACGATAGTAGTATCCCCATGGGTCTGCTCCAGCATCTTTAGCTTTGTCTTTAAAGCGGTAGTCATCGCCTTTAGCGCCTATAGCTACAGTGCCTTCGTCCATTGAAGCGTTAGCCATTGACCAAAGTTCTTTCCACCAGTTTTTAGCTTCTCCGACAGGTTTCTTATAGAGTGCGTTACCAAGTGGATTGAACATAGCAGCTAGCTTATCAGCATTAGGACTAAATTTTTTGGTTAAAGTTCCAACTGGGTCTTTGACAGTATCAGTGATAAACCCAATCATTTTCATGAATTTGTCAACGCCGTTTTTCATACCATCCCAAACTGATCCGGCAACATTGGTAGCTGTATTCCAAATTTTAGACCAGAAGCCTGTACCTTTTGCAAAAGCTCCACGTTCAACGCCCGTGAGCATAGCCAATTCACTGGCATTGATAACTTCCGAACCAGCTGGCAAGAGGTATTCAACGTTTCGACCTTGTGGCAAGAATGACTTTCCATTAGGCAAGATTACCATTTCTTGGTTATTCGTCTCTGGACTATCGTTACCATCGTTTAGTGTAGCAAGTGTTGGTCTAGTGATTGGGTTTCTGTATGAGCTGAATAGACCTGTACCATCCGCAAATTTAACTTTAGGGATTTTACCGATTGCGTTCTTCGGACCACCGAAGTCGTGGATTAAGCCGTTGATGCCGTCGATACCATCGTTCGGAATTTTGATGACCGCATTAATACCGTTACCAGCCAAATCTTTCAAACCGTTCCACATGTCACTGAAGCCATTGCGAATACCATTCCAGATGTCTTGAAATTTGCTTCCGATAGCGTCTAGATTACTGAAGAGTAAACCTTTTAAATCCTTGCCGAATTTCTTCTTAGTGTCAGCATTCATGTCATCCCAGCGGCCTGATAGGAAATCTTTTGATTTGTTCCAAGTTTCAGACCACTTACTATGAATTTCGTCATGTTTATCTTTAACACTTTTAGCTAAATTAGAAACACTTTGTTTCGTATTTCCTTTAATATCATTCCATGTATCTGAAATAAACCCCTTCATTGATTTCCAAGTTTTATTCCATCTATCGCTTATCTCGTTTCCACGTTGTTTGATGAGTTCTGCGTTTTCAGATGTGCTCTTTTTGGTTTTGTTTACAATATTGTCCCAAAATTTTGAAGCGCCTCTTTTTAGGTTATTCCAGTTTTTACTCCACAACTTATTCATTTCCTCGTTGTGTTTTTCGGTGATTTTTAGTTGTTCATCACTACTCTTTTTATATCCTTTTCCAACTTTAGAAAAGAATTTTCCGATTGAACCAAAAACTTTTTTAAAACTTTTAACTAAATTATCGACTGACTTCTTGAATTTTTCATTATGCTTATACAGCATCACGAATGCAGCGATAGCAGTAGTTATTCCAACCACGACTAAACCAATTGGATTGGAAGCCAAAGCTAAATTCAATGCCTTTTGAGCCACTGTCATTCCTGCTGTAGCTGTTTTCCATGCACGAATACCTTTTACAACTGCTGTGATCCCATTTGCGATTTTAGAGCCCACAAAATATGCAGCAAACAAAGAACCAACCGTTTCAATAGCTGTTTTATGTTTTGCAATACTACCTAAAGCATTGGATAGTGATGTGACTTGTCCTTTAGCATTCTTACCATTGCCAGTCATTAAATTGAAAGCACCAGCGACACCTTTAATCATGTCAACGGCAACTTCCCAAATACCACTAGCAAAGTTTTTACCAATGCTGAAAACAGCACCTAAACTGTCTTTGGTTTCCTTAAAGAAAGCTACAATTTTAGGGGCATTGTTAGCGATGCTCTTACTCAGATTATCGACAAACTTATTGAGACCGTCCATTAATCCATTAAGCTTATCTGTACCATTCCCAAGATTAAACACCTTAGAGAAGGAATCCATGATAGTGCCTAATCCTTTTGAAACATGCTCTCCAAGCTCTTTGAATTTGCCTTCAGTTTTAGGATCAGCAACCCAATTACCAATCTGTTGCAAGAATGGATTTTTCATTTTGTCGATCGGGTCACGGAAGGCAGCTACTACGGAAGGCATACGGGACTGAAGTGTTCTTTCAAGGCCTCCGATAGTCGTTGAGAAGTTGGTAGTGGCATCCTTGTACTTTTCTTGCAACTCAAACAGGGCTTTTTGTGCCATCTCTGCGGTGATTTTCCCATCACTTTGCAATTGAGCATATTGCTCTTGAGTCATGTTTGCAATGCCCAGCTCTTGCCCCGCTACTTCTCTAAGTTGGTTCTTCATTTCCGGAAAGACATTGATAATTGACATCATGTCCTGCCCTTGGACTTTACCGTTGGCAATCATTTGCGCCCACTGTGTGGAGAAGTTTTCAACCGCTGCATCTGTTTGACCAAAAGCGTCTTGTAAGGTCAAAATAGCTTGAGTCTGCTGTTTGGTTAAATCTACGTTATGGGTGACGGCATAGAATTTTTGGTTCATGCCATCGACCATCTCAGCTGAGTTAGCCGCTGCCTGTGCCATTTGATTGGTCATGTCGACCATCTTCTTACCCTCTTCGGCATTACCCGTTAAGGTCAACCAAGTGGCATTCATGGTCTGTTGATATTTAACGTATTCAGCGCTGGACTGTGCTATCTCGTCAAACTTACCCTTGATAGAGCCCAATGCATTTTGGAAACCAGAACTAATCAAATTAGCAGCAAACGTAGCGCCGAAAACCCCTTTTAATCGTGAGGTTTTCTTTTCAGTTTCATCAACTTCATTCCCTAAATGTTTGAAGCTGTTTTTTAAACGTCCGATAAGCGTGCTAGACTGTTGACTTTGCTTAATCTCATCATTCAGTTTATCAGCGGCATTTCTAGTATGCGCTAGACTCGTCGCTGTTTCGTCTAAGCGTTGCTTTTGCTTACGGTATTCATCGCTAGTCTTTCCTGCTTGAGTAGCGATACGCTCAAGCATTTCCTTTTGGGTCTCGTATTGCTTATTTAGGTTAGAGATTGCTCCCTTGTATTGCTTGAGCTGTTCCTGCCTAGCTTCGTCTTCCTTGCCCTCTGCCTTTAAACGCTTGACGTAGGTATCAGATGCCTCGTTATGGGCCTTGTATTCCTTTTGAAGCTCTGCTAAACCAGATTTATGATAATCTAGACTATTCCTAGCTTGACGCTGTTGATTTTCCAACGCAGCTAAGCGTGTAGTAGCTTGGTCAATCTGTTGTTGGTATTTTAGGTATTGTTCAGCGACTTCTACAGTGCTTCCTTTAAGTTGAGACTGTTCTTGTTTCAGTTTCTCAATCTTGTTTTGTTGGTTTTGAATAGAATTACCCAAACCGTCATACTTAGCCTGTGCAGCACCTAAGTAGTCACCAGCGCTACGCATTTGGCTCTCTTGTGCCTTCCATGCGTTAGTAGAACTATTGACCAACTGAGTTAATCGTTTAATCGAGTTAGCCGCTTGTAGCGTATCCAAGGCGATTTCCGTAGACATGGTAGCTTGTACTTTTGCCATGTTATATTCCCTCCTTTCCTTAAAAAATTAGAGTAAAGATGTTGGGTCTACCATCCTATCCTCTTCCTCTTTTGCATTCAAGATTTTCATCAATTCATAATAATCAGTGTCGTAATACTGATCTAGTGTCCACCCAAAGCCTTGGATTGATTTCTTAGCAATGGTTTTCAAATCTTCAATGCGATTTTCTAAATCAAAAATTTGTTCGCCTTTAGATTTTAGTCTTTTGGGTCAACTTCACCAGAGGCATTTTCAAGTTGTTTGTCTGTCAATCCGTACATATAGCCAACCAATTTTTCGGCGATCTCTTGTGTGCGTTGATTTTCCAAATCGAGTAACTTGTCATAATCTTCATCATTCAAGTTAAGAACAGCACGGATAAAGCCAAGCATCTCTTTAAGTATTGAGTAACTACCTTGAGCCTGCTCTTGTGTGTCGCCATCTTCGATTGTGTCACTGATTTTAAGTACTGCTAACTGATACTCATGCATACGCAATACATTGCGGTTGCTTGTAGTTACTGTGAATGGTTTTTTACTGATTTCTGGGATTTTAATAGTTCTGATTTCCATTATGGTCTTACTCCTTTTAAAAAAAAAAAAAT